GTAATAAGTAAACCAAAGCATTACATGCTGTTCGAGGAGGAAGGCATTGAAGTTCGTGACGTCATTGCTAAATTAGTACAAAAGCTGTACAAGCACTCAGGGGCCATGTTTGAAGACAAAGACAACCCACTGTTTGAGTCAGATTATGTACAACTTATGCAGTACTTAATGAGATTCATGGACAAAAATGGGGTAGAAGACCTCAAAAAAGCCCGTTGGTATCTTGACAAGATGATCGAATCGTATTAAAATGCCTGCCCTCCAAAAATAACCCTAACAACAAGGATAAGAAGAATGACTTACAAACAAATGACACCCTATGAGACTTACATAGCCAAGTCGAGATATTCACGGTATCTTGACGACAAAGGCCGTCGTGAACATTGGGACGAGACAGTTAAGCGTTATTTTGACTTTATGGAGAAACACCTCCTAAAGAACAATAACTATGTGTTGTCGGCAGAACTTCGCAACAGGTTGGAAAACGCTGTAGTGAATCGTGAAGTACTCCCCTCAATGCGCTCAATTATGACTGCTGGAGAAGCCCTAGAGCGTCAGAATATTGCTGGTTACAACTGTAGCTACCTCCCTATTGACGACCCCAAAGCCTTCGATGAGGCTATGTATATCCTCTTGTGTGGCACTGGTGTAGGCTTTAGCGTGGAGCAGAAATATGTCAACAAACTCCCTGAGATTCCTGAAAAGCTTTATGAGTCTAATACTGTGGTTCACGTTAAAGACTCCAAAGAAGGATGGGCAAAGGCCCTACGACAAGTCCTTGCTCTCCTATGGGCAGGTGAAGTTCCTAGGTGGGATGTCTCTGCGGTACGCCCAGCGGGTACACGGCTTAAGACTTTTGGAGGCCGTGCATCTGGGCCAGAACCTTTGGTTGACTTGTTCAAGTATGTTGTGGCTAAGTTTAAAGGAGCTACAGGACGAAGACTCACCTCCCTTGAAGCCCATGACATCCTCTGCAAGATCGGAGAAGTTGTCGTGGTGGGTGGAGTACGACGCTCTGCTATGATTAGCTTATCTGACTTGGGTGATGACCGTATGGCTCACGCTAAGGCAGGTAATTGGTGGGACGGTCAAGGCCAACGAGCATTGGCTAACAACTCAGCGGTCTACGAGGTTAAGCCGGATGTAGGTCAGTTTATGCGTGAATGGAGCAATATCTATGAAAGTCATTCAGGGGAGCGTGGAATCTTTAACCGCTATGCTTCGGAACTTCAGGCGGCTAAGAATGGGCGTCGTGTACTCGGTAAAGAATGGGGCACTAACCCTTGTAGTGAAATTATCCTCCGTCCTTACCAATTCTGCAACCTCTCTTCAGTTATTGTTCGTGCGAATGATGATGTGGAGTCTCTTAAAGAAAAAGTCACTATTGCGACAATCTTGGGAACCTTCCAATCGACGATGACCAACTTTCCTTACTTGCGTAAGATCTGGCAGACTAACACTGAGGAAGAACGCTTGTTGGGTGTCTCAATGACAGGTATCTTGGATAACCCATTGTTGAACTCAGCTAACGACCTTGACTTACCTAAACGATTGGAGGCTCTCCGTGACGTGGCTATCTCTACTAATGCTAGTTTGGCTGCTGAGCTGGGTATTAATGTCAGTGCTGCAATTACCTGCGTTAAGCCAGAAGGAACTGTCAGTCAGCTTACAGGTACTGCTAGTGGTATTCATCCTCAGCATAGCTCTTATTTCATTCGGCGTGTACGATCTGACAATAAAGACCCATTGACTGCTTTCCTGAAGAACTCAGGGTTTCCGTCTGAGCCTTGTGTTATGAAGCCTGACTCTACAACAGTATTCTCTTTCCCAATGAAGGTTGAGAAAGGTGCAGTGTTGCGTGAGGACTTGTCAGCTATTGAACACTTGCGTCTATGGTTGATCTTTCAGCGTCACTGGTGTGAACACAAACCTTCAGTGACTATCTCTGTTAATGAAAATGAGTGGCCTGCTGTTGGCGCATGGACATGGGAGCATTTCGATGAAGTTACTGGTGTCTCTTTTCTTCCGACTGATCTTGGCACTTATCGGCAAACTCCCTATGAAGCCATTGACGAAGATACGTATGCTCAACTGGTGGCTGGAATGCCGACTGAGATCAATTGGGAAGCGATGAGCGAGAACACAGACAATGTGGAAGGTGCTCAAATGCTCTCCTGCACTGCTGGCGCTTGTGAAATTGCCTTCTAAGGTAATGATCCTTATGCGGGTGGTCGAAATGATCACCTGCGTTCACATCATAGCTAACACATGGAGGCACTGGTAACATGATATTCGATATAAGCTGGTCAGGGGGTTTAGTCTTCGGATTAAATCACACTGAAGAGGCAATCCTACAGACAGGAGATGATGACTTTGAGTTTGCCAATGCAATCATGCTACATCTAGGATTCTTTACAATATCAATCATCTTTGTTTTAGGAGACTAATAATAAAAAAAGGCCCCTTGTGAGGGCCTTCTTTGTTTCTAGCTTATTGTTTAAGCTTTGTGATATTCTTCTTCGGTAAGGATTCCTGCTTTATACTTATTCTCAGGCTTGAAGATAGTCAGTTCTTGCTGGCGCATAGCAGGGTCAAAGCTGATGTGCATCCAACGACCAAACTCATGGATCATCTGGTCAAACTTGATACCTGCCTTCTTGACTTCCTGACACAGTTGGTAAGGAGTCAGCTTGGAGCTAGAGACATCAATAGCCCAACCATCCATGTGAGAGGACTTAGCAGAGCCTCCAACAGCAATGTTAACTGCTGGTAGACGTAGCCATGAATTGATGCGTAGAGGGCCTGTAACAGCTCTCAGTTGCTCCAGACACTTAGCTGCTGTCTTCATGTTCTCCAACTGGAGTGTAGAAGGTTGGTTGTCAATACCGTTACGGATAGCTGTCTCAGAATAAGTAGCCTCCTCAAGTGTAAAGTGTTCGCTCAGGTTCATTTGTTTTTCTTCTCCATGATTTTTTCCGCTGTTCGGCCACCAAAGTAGGCCAACATAATTAACTGTCCCCACTCACCCAAGAGCTTGACGTAGGACTCGTTCACATTGACGTTAAAAGCTGACATCATTGCAAACAAGAAGTAAGCACCCAATATAGCCACAAGGGTCATAGGTCGAATATTCTTAGACAACCAAGAGTCAGAAGACATATCAGCCTTCCAACGATCAGTTACATTCTGTTGTTCAACCTCAAAGGCCTTGGTGTCTATTTCCTTGAGCTTCAAAGCTAACTCAGGGTTGGACTCAAGGGCCTTAGTGACCTCAGAGACTGATGGAGGAACCCCTAGCTTATCAGCTATAGCTTTGACAGCCATGCCCCCTAGAGGGCCTCCTACGGCTGTTGCAAGGGCTGGAGCAGCCCCTTTGAGGATATTAAGAAGGCTGTCCATCTTTGCTTTCTTCTTTCTTTTCTGTCTTATTAAAGGCAGAGATACCTAGAATAGCAGCAAAAGCAATGTGGATAAACCCGCCATTAGTCAAGGTCAGAGGAACCCACTGACGGAAAGCATCGTTAGCAGCTTGTGTTTCCCAGAACTGTACAATGGTAAACATAATCGGAAATGCCACAAAGTCAGCAATGTTAACGATCATGTAAGTCAGGCCCATCAGGTACGTCCACTTTTGTTTGTGTAGCTCGTCCATCCTTCTTTTTCTCCCTTTGGTTCTCTAGTTGTTGAAGTTTCTTGTCTATAGTTGCATTAAGCACTAGATTGTCTATGTAGATAAATGCTGTGAGGGGTAATGCGATAAAGCTAACTGTGGCAAAGAAGACCATTCCCCAAAAATAGATCTTTGCGTCGTAGTTCGATATATTTGCCATGCGGATAACCAAAAAATAATAACTAAACCTAAGATTACCCAATGAGGTACACAACGGTCAATCCTGTCATTAAAAGCCTTGACAGCATCTATCCTCTTTTGCTTCTCATTCCTTCTCTCTCGTTCCCTAGTCTTCTTTTGTTCAACTAGGATCTTGGAGTACATATCCTTGTATCTGCTGTATAAAGGCCCTAGCTGTGGTGGAGCCTCATTCATAAGCTCCCTTAGCTCTGCCCCACACTTGATAAGCTTAGACTCGATGGAGATAAGCTCTAAGGCCCCTATGTTATTGTCCCCATGGGCACTTCCAAATACCTTTTGCTCTAACTCTTCCTTGTACGATATTAAGTAGGCTTGAGCCTTGAAGAAGTCACCTACGTGCTTGATGAACTGATCTACAATGGCATCCTCATCGGGGATATAGTCTACGTATTCGTCTGTTGCTGTCTTCTTAGGTGTCTCTTTAACCGTAGCTTGGACAGTGTTTGTATTCTGCTTATCCTCTGATACGAATAGCCCTTTAAGCCAGCCAAACAAGCCGGAAACGTCTTTGACGATAGCTTTAGCATCTTCAACACCCTTCTTTATCCTTTGGATCTCTGCTTTGCCCTCGGATAGCATTTCACAACAAGAGCGTATGCCCTTGAGCGCACTGCCAAGCATGAGCATTGCAGAGATTGGATCCACATTACTGATTAGGTTCTGGTGGGATAAGGCCTCCTGTCAGAAGACCACGATACGCCAAATTAGTCTGTGGTGCTCTAGCAGCTCCTGATGCAATAGTGCGTGAGGCTTGTTCAGCGGCTTGTCTACGTAACTGTGCTTGAAGTTTATCTGCCAAGAAACCGCCGCCTGCAACGCCAGCCGCCAAAGCAGGATTACCAGCAGCAATGCCAGCAGTTCCAATCAAAGCAATACCGGGACGCTCAGGGTTAAAACGTGCTAGGAATGACAGCAAAGGATCCAGACTACCGCCCTTGGCAACGGCTTTAATCAAGTTCTGCTCATTCTCAGAAAATAGACGCATCTTGTCTTTGTTTGCAGCAAGGTTAATGAACCCTCTACGGATAAGTTCACTCTCAGATGCTTTAGGGTCAAGAGCACGAGCTTCCGCCACATTCAGAGCATCTTCCAAAATGGAAGACCTAGAAGCGTTACGCCAATCCTTACGGGCATTAACAACGTTCTTTACTGCGTCATCAAGTCCAGCCTTACCAGCAATAATGTCACGTCCAGACAGATTAGCGATATAGTTGTCTACTTGGTCTACAGCCACTTTACCCAAGCGTTGAACGTCTGCATCTTTACTTGCCTTGAGGTCGTTCAACATGCCACGCATCTTTTCAAGCTCAGTAAAAGATACACGGGTTGTTCCGATCATCTTGGTGATCTGGTCAAGACGAGCATTAACTTCTTTTGCTTGGTCAGTTCCGGGAACCATACGGGCATCGTCAAGCTTGGAACGGATGTCACCAACCATGTTTAAAGCACTTTGTGGCTTCAAGGTGACTCCAGCTTCGTCCATAGCGTTATAAGCACGAGAAGCACGTTGTTTTACTTCCTGCATGGTATACAGTTGCGGCTTTTCACCTGCAATAGCGCCCGCTGCACGTCCTGTAGCCCCTGCTGCCAAAGCACCTAGACCAATACCAGCCAAAGTAGCTGCTGCATCGCTTCCTGTCAATTCCTTAACTTTTTCAGCGCCTGCTTGTCCAGCAACACCTGCCGCACCTGCTGCGGGGATCTGTCGAACCAAGTCAGCAGCCAACGCAGGAATTTTAGGAGCAGCCGCAGCCATACCAGCCGTAGAAGCCATAGCCTGAGTGCCTGCTTGCACAGCTCGCTCAACGCCTGTTTCTGGCGTAGGTAGGCCAGCTTGTGTCAACATTCTGCTTTGTGCTTCTGCCACAGAAGGTACTCGACCTTCCAGACCCAGTAAATTAGCACCAACGTTAGCTACATTACGTCCAAACTCAAGGGCCGCAGTAGCAGGAGCAGTAAATGCCTCGTAAGCTGCACGACCTGTTAAGCCTACTTGACGACCTAACTCATCCAACATAGATCGTTGTTGAGGAGCCGCAGGAGCTTGTGTCTGAGTCGGAGCAGCTGATTTACCTAAGTGTGTCTCAATTTTTGAGATTGCTTGTTCTTTAGACAAACCTTCAGGAAGATCAAAATACTGTCCTTCATATTGATAGATAGGCATGTTATCCCTTATTTCAAAACGATTGGGTTTTCCATTGTTCCCATAGGACGCTGCCCTTGGAAGTAAGATTCCACCCCTTGAGACTTTCTACGGGATTCCAACCGTGTTTTAGTACGTTCTTGTGCATTAGCCAAGGCATCGTTATATCGTTTCAAAGCCTGCAAAGTAGCTTCACTATCGTTACGGCCATAAGCTGCAATCAAAGCCTGAGCAAAACGCAATACGTCTTTATCTGTCTGTACGCCCTTTTCTGCGCTTACCTGCAAGTTAACAGCAGTATCCACAGCAGACTTCAGACCTTCGTAAGCTCGGCTCTCAGGGGTAGAGTTACCTGCCAAGTTTTGAGCAGCGTACTGAAGGTTCTTAACTGGGCCAAGTTCCAATTTACGCACACCTTTTTCATTAGGTGTCAAAGAAGCAATAGCAGGCTGCAAAGCTTGTTGCTGTGCTGTGTATGTGTCGATTGTCTCAAGATCCTTGCTCTCGTCTTTTTGCAGACTTGCTGGCAAAGGTTTGTTAGCTTGCATACCTTGACGCAAAGCAGCAGCCATAGCAGCCATCTCTTTACGGCCTTCTATTTGCATTTGAGCAATAGTCTTAGCATCCTCGCCACGCATACGTGCCTGTTCAATACGAGCTTCGTTATTCATCTTAGCAATCTGAAGCTGTTGAGCCATAGCTGCCTGACGATCTTCAACTTTAGTTTGTAGCTCTAAAGCTCGTGATGCCAAAGCTTGAGCAATATCAGGACGGCCTTGAGCAGTGGCTAAACGGGCAGCATCCGACAAAGAACGCAAGTCTGTAAAGTCTACATTACTCAGTATTTGTTGTTGCTGGCTAATTCGCTGAAGCATTGGATCTTCAACGCCCATAGCCCCTACCAAACCACGACCTACTTGAGCAGCGCCAGCGTATCCCATAGCACGTCCTGCCTCCAGAGGAGACAACTGAGCCATCTTGATACCTTGGCCTAGAGCTTCAGTCTGAAGAGCTTGCTGGTATTGTTGTGGGCTTGTAAACAAACCTAAAATAGAATCTGTAGCCATGTTTATTTATTCTCCGTACCAAGTTTCACCAGCGCCTAATATACCCTCAAACGGGTTACCACCTGAATATATTGTTGATAGGTTACCGTAGTCAATACCTCCAATGCCTAGCCCGGAAGGGTTACCAGCAAAACCACCGCCACCTAAGCCACTAAATAGACCGCTGAGGCCAGAAGTAGGACTTGCAAGACCACCAAGGATAGTAGCTGCATTGCTTGTCTGCATTTCAGGTAGCAAGCCAATACGTGCTGCTGATTGAGCGCCTTGACCGTACAACTGACCTTGTTGAGCACCTGAGGCAGCTTGTAGTTTAGCAATCTCTTGAGCCAAAGTCAATGGCTGCTGTGCAGCAGATTCGACAGACCCTTGAGCACCAAAGCCAGCCAAGAACGGGTTGTAAGCCTGACCTGCAAGCTGTTGACCAAACTGAACTTGTTGTTGAGCTGCTTGGTCTGCCCCTGCCGCAATCTGACGCTGTTGGTTAGCCAAAGCATTGTAGTAAGCAGCCATCTCAGGGTTAGTAGCAGCCAAACCGCCAGCTTCAGTAGCGCCTGTAGCTAGACCACCACGTCCTGTTTGGAATAGACGGTTACGGATACCTGCCAACTGTTGCTCTTGTCCGGGAGCCAGCAAAGCAGTCTGTTGTTCAACGTAACGCTGACGCACAGCTTCAGGAGACTCACCAAGATACTGAGAGGCAAGATTCTGAAGTTGTTGTCCTTGCATCAAGCCTTGACCTGTCATGCCAGCCAAAGACTGTTGATAACCTGCTGCCAGAGGAGACAAAGAGTAGTCAGCTTTAAGACCACCAGTAGCAGGGTCGATAGAGTAAGATGAAGTACCAAAGCGAGTGGTAGTACCTACTGGACGGAACTGAGCCATATTAGCCGCTGTCTGACCGCCTGCCAAGGCTTGTTGTTGAGCAGCCTGAGCAGCTTCACGAGAGACTCTATTCTGAGCCAGTTGACCACCAATACCTAAGCTACCTTGGAATAGGTTACCGTAAGCAGCTTGGCTTTGTGGAGTAGTCCCTGCACCGCCTAAAGCTGATCCTGCAAGACCTCCCAACAGAGCGCCATACGGAACACCAGTAGCTGCGCCAATCAAGCTACCAAAAGGAGCAGCAGCTTTAAGGACACCGCCTGCGGCATCGCCAACACCACCTACCACATCACCAATAGCGTCTGTAACACCTGAAACAAGACCACCCATATTAGTTACTCCAGTTATAAATATAGGCTTTAGAGCCATTGTTTAACATAATTATTTCCTTCTTAGTCCAGCCTACACTTTCACCAAACTTAGCTAATTTACTGTTGTCTTCTTCGACTATTGCAATTAACGGTAGCGGGAGTAGGGATTGTAAAGTCTTTAAATCTTTTATAAACTCTTGCTTTATTTTAGCTGTCCACTTAAACACATCTGTATGGAACCACAAGTGATTGTCCCAAAACTCCAAATACATCACATACCAAGGCCGGACAACTACTGGTGTCTTTACACTTTTATTAATAACTTCCACAGTCAATGGTATAAGTACCGCTGAGAGTGCCTGACAAAGCAGCATCAGCAGCATCAGCTTTAGAGTTAACAGCTGTAGCAATAGCTTCCAATTCAGCTGTTACTTCAGTGCCTTTAACCAGTTTAGATGGATTACCTGTAGCCAAGGCATCCTTAGCTGCAAAATCCGTTGCAATAGTGTAATTACTCATATTATATAGTCCGTCCTAATTTCTGTTCATTGTGTTTATCAAGATAGGCAATAGCCTTAGATAATGTCTGAATAGATTCTTTCATTAGCCCTAAACTTACATTACAATTATGACACAGAAGTTCTCGAACTTTTCCTGTTTCATGGTTATGGTCAACATACAGTTTTTTATTTGAAAGCTGTTGTGCATCTATCCCACAAATTGCACACTTATGGTTTTGTTTTATTAAAAGATCCGTATAGTCTTTTTCAGTTAAGTTATATTTTGTCTTTAAAGAATATTTTTTTGAATATTCTCTCATGTATTTTTTCTTTTTTTCGCTTAGCGGATCTTTTTTTATACAAGCTTTACAAATTGTTTTATGTCCTGATTTTCTATCAGTTGTTTTATAGTATTCGGTTAACGGTTTTTCTTCATTGCATCTTTTACAAGTATACATTAAATTGTCCGTCCCATCTTCGCAAACAAATCCATCTTCTGGACGCTTAATTCAAAATCACTGATGTCTACCTCAATACCAAACTGGAATACAGTACCGCTACCAGAGCCTTGAATACGTTGATTATCAAAGACAACACCTGCTGTCCACTCAGCTAATCCCCATTCAGCTGTACCGTACTCAGATACTGACCTAGAACCCATAGTGATGTTTCTAGTCTGATATGTAGGGTTGTAATCAAAGGCATATTTAACGATAACGTCAGCTTGATTACCGCCGATAAGGGTAAAGCCTAGCTTCTTCAAGATCTTGATTGCCTGAGATTGTCCCAAGTCAAACCAGTTAGAGTAGTAGGCCATACGGTAGGTAGCTGTACGGTCTAAGTTACCAGTGTAATAACCTACGTAGCTGGTAAAGCCCATAAGGACTTCTTTGGCACGATTAGAGAACAAGGCTTTAGGAACTAGACTCCATGTTGTAGCCCTTGCAGCACCATTGGGGAGTACAGCCCTTGTATCAAAACAATATGTTCTGCCCTTAGTAGGGAAGGTAATAAGGTAGAAAGCGTTGCTGTCCGAGTATACAGACTTGATATTAGCCAATGTTTCAGCATTAAGATCCTCTACTAAATCATCACGCACATTAGCGCTAATGTCACGGAAAGGAGCACTCTTCTCTTGGATAGTACGTGAGAGACTACGTACACCGCTGTCAGACAAGAAAATAACGTCAGTGCCAGTCAAAGCTACAGAGTCACGAGCACAGCAGCCAATACCAGATACTGTGTCATGGAGAGACATAGCAGCAGGATCGTTAGCGCCTGTGTACACTAGGATCTGACGACGACCAAAGATGTACAGGAAACCGTTGTGAGCAGCTAGAGCAATAATCTCATCTGCACCGTTAGGCCACACCTCAGAAACATCCAGAGTACCTGAAGTACCTGTAGACACAATATGTCCAGCAAGGAGGTCACTAAACTGGATGATTGATTTACTTGTAGCGTTGTTAGCTGACCAGATACGACCATAAGCACTGATAGCACAGTTGTTCTGAGCTACTGTACCTAGAGATCCTGTCTTCTCATTAACACGCCTAAACGTGGTTGTAGACACAGCAGGATCAAAGATCAGGGGGTCATAACCGCCTTGGTACAGATACAAGACCCCATTCAAAGGAGCCATCTGCCAGTTGTTAGTTGTGATTGTAGGGGCTGATCCACCACCACCGTATGTCAAAGTAGTCAGTGTACCGCCTGAGAGGGAGAACAGCTTATTATTTCCTGCACAGATTGTGTAGCTAGTACCGTCATTACCGATAAGTTCACCAATGGCCTGAATAGGGTTGCTACCTAAGTCAGTGCTGGTTGAGTTCTTAGCCAACCAACCCTTACGAGCACCAATACGACCAAACTTATCAATTACACAGTTATTAGCAATCGTGGCAAACCCTGACTCAAGAGTTACAGAACTATCTTGAGTATTGCAGCCTTTGAATCCCGGCGCAGCTATTGAAGAGCCTACTAACTGCTCAGCCATTTGTCACCTTTCTTAGATATTCTTTAGCTGCTTCTAAGCGTTCTAAAGAATCTTTAAATTTTCCTAGTCCAGAATTACACTGCATACATAGAAGACCTCTGACAACCCCAGTTAAATGACAATGGTCGACATATAATGTCTGACGGAAAATATCAGTCTCATCTGTTTTACAAATAGCACACTTATGTTCTTGTTGTTTTAACAGTTGGTTATAGTCTTCTAATGAAATGCCGTATTCAGTTTTTAGCCAGTATTGTTTATTGAGCAATGCCCATTCTTCTGAGGACATGCTATTTTTATGTTCATCTCTTTTGTCTTTACAACAAGAAATACAGCTCCATTGATAACCTCTTTTTTTATTGGAGGCTTTATAAAAGCTTGTTGTATCCTTTTCTTCTTTGCAAGTCGAACATTTCAACTTAAAGCCGGGAGCTGCAATGGATGATCCTACGAGTTGTTCAGCCATGATTAAGGAGCCACCCAGTTCATCTCTTCAGAGTAACGATTACGCTCAATGGCAATCTCGTTAGCCAAGGAGTTCTTGTACAGGGCATAGGCCTCTGATGACAAGTTACCGCCATCTTCACCACGTTCAGCGATAGCCTTAGCATAGGCCAACATAGACACCAAGTGGTCAGGAACCAAGATACGGGTTGTGTCTGATGTCAAGGTAGGCTGAGGGACAATCAGGTTAAAACGGATGGTAAACACACCTGAAGGACGTTGATAAAGGTCAACTTGAGTGTCTCCGTTATTGTCTACACCGTTAAAGTTGTAATACAGAGGAGAACCACGGTCAGTATCAGCTGTAAACAGGAACTGCTGTGTCATCCAGTGTGTAGGTGCATTCTGAAGCACAATGTTATCTGTGTCGTTAACAACATCAATAACACGGAATCTAGTACCTGCATCTGTCAAGGTGTAGTTGTAAGTGCCAGCAACAGTGTTAATTGTCACAGTGGAAGACAGTACATTCCACTCAGTAGCATCTTCAACTTCACGTTTGGCATCATTAACCAAGACACCAATCATAGAGGAATAAGGGGTGTCGTCAACACTCTGCACTGTAGGCTCACGTAACCTACGCAGTACATTGTTAACTACATCTAAGTAAGTAGCCATAGATTAGATACCTTCTTTCTTTTCAACTTCAAAGGTACAGATATAAGAGAATGAGCTACCTGATTCTGAAGTCATCTTAATTGTGTCTCCAGCTTCCAATACCATGTAAGCCCCACCATCCAGCTTCAAAAACTCTTTGGAACTAACAGAATATGTGTTCAATATGTAAATATCTGTACTTGCACTAGCATCACGCCATACAACAGTCATGTGCTTAGTAGATCCTGTACCATTCAACAAGTACATCAAGTTCCACTTAGCATAGTAGCCAGTTGGAACTGTGTAGACTGTTGTTTCAGTGGCAGCAGTTAAGTTACCACCTACGGTAATTGATCTCATTTAGCTTTCTTAGCCTTATTCTTAGCTGTACGCTGTCCACGCATGGGCATATTGGCCTCGCTGAGTGCTATTGCGATAGCCTGCTTACGGTTCTTCACTACAGGGCCGCCTTTACCGCTATGGAGAGTACCTTCTTTGTACTCACCCATGACCTTACCCATCTTGTTTGTCTGTTTCTTTGTTGCCATGTGTACTATCCTATCTTAATTTTTACTGTTTGTCAAGAGTTTTAGTTACGTTTCCACTGACATCTTGGTAAATCTGGTACACTTTATGACCAATCATTAAGATGGTGTACACAAGAGTAGCCCAAAGTACTAATTCACTTACCTGATAACCAGCCACTGTAGCCAAGGAAACTCCTACAGGAGGGGCTGTCTTAGCTACTACAGCGGCTGCTGTGTCTACCTGATGTTCAGTCACCTTTAAGCTCCTACAGCGGCTTGTAGGGGGGTTAAATCCTCATTAGTCCAAAAGTCTTTAGCCAGCATTATACGCAGGTGCTCTTTGTTGCGCTCAACAGTTGCAGACCATTCCTCATCGGTGGTGCGCTCTGGTTTTTCAGAGTTGATAAGGTTCACGCTGTCCATGCAAGCAGCGTAGTGCTTGGCGATTTGTTCTTCGGGTGTTAAGTCGTTCATGTCAGTCCTCACAATGCTGCAATTACAAAAGCCAACAGTTCTTCGTAGCGCAAGCCAAGTCGAGTGACTTTAACTGCGTTGGGTGTTTCTGCTGTGTATGGGTTTCTTAAGTCTTGAGCAGGCTTACCGTCTACTTCGTACCAAGTGTCTGAACAGAACAATGCGTAGCGTGATGCGTCAAGACCTTCCGCCGCAAAAGCAGCCGCCACCTCTTGAGCAACAGCACCAATGTGGATACGGGCAGCATCACCCTTTTCAGCCACAGCATCTTTGAAACGATACTTTTTGATGAGTGACTTGATAGATGTGGCAACACGCTTTTCAGCGTCATCAAGTTCTGCAATGTCTTGCTTCTGAGTGGCGTCTGAAGTGTTGATTGTTCCAGTTGTTGCGTAAACAGTTGTCCAACGCTTTGACGATGCTCCAAGACCCATCACATTATCAGTAGCGCAATAGAAGTATCCGCCATCATTGATAACATATCTACCTGTCGTTGCAGTCCCATAGCCCAAGAACAGCAACTGACCATCTCCATCGCTCAAGACAACAAGGTTATTGGATGTGCGAATGTCTAAGCCGCCTTGGTTGCCTGAGTAAGAACCGACGACTGTGTTTTTTGCCCCAGAAGTGATGCTTGTTCCTGCACCGTAGCCAAAAAAGTTATTTAGCGTTCCTGTAGTGCTGTATCCAGCATGAAGCCCAACAAAACAGTTGTAAGAGCTAGTAGTTAGGTATCCAGCCTGATACCCGATGAATGTGTTTTGAGTGCCAGTTGTATTCGTATAACCCGCCTGATAACCCACGGCTGTGTTGTTGCTTGCTGTGGTGTTGTTCTGCAGAGCGCCGCCACCAACGCTTGTGTTGTATTGCCCTGTTGTTGTCAGATACAAAGAAGCATAACCAACTGCTGTGTTTTGGTCAGGGGTTGTGGCGGTTGCCAATGCCAAGCGACCTAAAGCAGTGTTGTTGTTGCCTGTGGTTAGTGCCGCACCAGCAGAAACACCGAACGCCTGATTGCCACCACCTGTTGTATTAGCCGCCAAAGCACTAGCACCAACAGCGGTGTTTGTAGATACTGAGCCAGCGCCTTTGCCGACTGTTAGACCTTGAATGGTAGCTCCAGCAGTCACAGTCAAGGTGCTAGGATTAGTACCCAATTCAACGACAGTACCTGAAGCATTTTCAGTGAAGATACGCTTATCAGTTACGTTAACAGCCAGTTCACCTTGTACTAGGTCACTGGATGTAGGTACAGCTGAGGCTGTAGAGCTATTCTTAATCTTAATTGTTGCTGCCATGTTTATTTATCCTTCAGTACGTAAGTACGTTAGTAGGTTCCCCCGTCGATAGTGCCTGAGAGTTTTGATGCGTCTAGAGTAGACGAAGAAGTTAAATATCCTGCTGAAGCATGGTTTCCCCATCCGTAAGCAGTGTTCCAGTTACCTGAGTTATTAGTTGTGCTATACCAGCTAGAAGCTACATATACAGGATCAGTCTCTGTGTAGCTAGTCAAGTAACCAGCACTTGCATGATTACCCCACGAATAAGCTGTATCCCAGTTAGTCTGACTAGATGTAGTGGGGATTGAGTAACCAGAGGTAAGCGTTACAGCTAAAGTACCTGAGCTAGTCACTGGGCTTCCAGATACAGACAAACCTGTGGGTACGGTAAGGGCTACGCTGGTAACAGTACCTGTATAAGTCTCAGAGGTCAGATAACCTGCACTAGCGTGGTTACCCCATCCATAGGCAGTATCCCAATTAGTCTGCTTTGCAGTTGTAGGTAGCGAATAACCTGTATCAAACCCTAGTGCAAGAGTCCCTGAGCTTGTGATAGGTGAGCCAGAGACTGTAAAACCAGTAGGGACTGTAGCAGCTACGCTTGTTACTGTGCCAGTGTAAGTTTCACTTGTGAGATACCCAGCTGAGGCGTGATTGCCCCATCCGTATGCTGTATCCCACTCAGTTTGTTTAGCTGTGGTAGGGATACTGTAACCTGATGTTAAGGTAACAGCAAGAGTACCTGAAGTAGTTACTGGACTACCTGAGACAGACAACCCTGTTGGAACAGACAAAGCAACTGAAGTAACAGTACCAGAGCCAGCTGTGGGAAGATCAGTAAGATCATTGTATGAGCCTGTAGTAGCTACTGTAGCCAAATCACCGGGTTGTACAGCTGAATCAGCCAATGTACCTTGTGCGGCAGTAGCAAAGTATCCTACATCCTCAGCGGCTGCTGTGCCCAACGTGGGCTTATTCGACAGATCATCGTAGTCACCTGAAGTAGCAACTGTAGCTAAGTCTCCCGGCTGAGTAGCGCTGTCAGCCAAGGCCCCCTGAGCAGCTGTAGCGTAAGCTGAGGCATCAGTGGTTGCAGCAGTACCAAGACCTAAGTTAGTCCTAGCACCAGAGGCCGTAGAAGACCCTGTACCGCCTTGGGAAATAGCAATGAGGATAACTTCGGACTCTGTAAGTCCGCTTACGCTTCCCCCATCACCACGATATATGCTCATTATTTATTTGTCCTTGTTTTTAGGAGGTCTACCCATACGCTTCTTCGGTGGAGTAAGGACTTCTTGTTCTTGTTCTTCATAGTCCTCTTCATCAACCCACTCGTAACCGTCGTGACCTTCCATACTGTCAATATCTACTTGTTGAGTAAATTCGACGATGTTCCCTGAAATCAGACATCTAAATTTAGCCATATTACCTTCTACTTTCTAAAAACCACACCTTGTAGTCTTTAAAAAGCCCCCTCTCCGTATAAAGTAGAGAAGGGGTAAAACTTATAATTGTTATTATTTGTTTTTATCTTAGCTCAGACGGCCCACAACCAACTTAATGGTAGTAGAGTCCAAGTTAACAGTACCACCTGATTCGTTCTGGACACGCAGAGACACCACATCAGCAGCACTCACATAACCAGTAACGCTCAAGCCAGCAACATCAACACCGAAAGATGCGCCAAGAACCATATCACCGATGGCAACACCGGGAACGGCAACAGTGTCTGTTTCACCAGCACCGTCAGACAATGAACCTGCGTCAAGAGTGGCAGTTACTTTCCACATTTCAGAGAACATGCCCTGAAATTGCTTAGTACCACGCTCAACCACAACAGCGGAAGCAGCAGCCATGATTTATTCCTTTTCTAATTGATTGAAGTTAAGAAGAGAGGCCCCGAAGGGCCTACTCAGTTCAATTAGGCAGGAACAACCAGAGCAACAGCACCGTCGTCACGCAACTCAGCCACGCCGTACAGAGTATCAGCAGTGAACAAGTTAGCCAAGAATTGCTGTTGGTACTGAGTCTGCGAACGCACACCCATTTGTTCCACCAACACGAAGGCATCACGGTGACCCATCAAGCACACACGGGCTGATTGAGCAGTACCAGAACCATCGTTAGCGTCGTTAGGGGTATCAGCGTTGCTAGACACAAACACAGACACGCCATACAAGCTACCAACTTCACCGTTACGGATGGTGTTACCTTGGCCAGCTTCACCAACGAAAGCTTGCTCAGTGTAACGAGCCAAACCCATCAAGGTGTTACGGCTTGAAGGAGGAATGATGAAGAAACGGTTGTCCATAGGAGTATCCACGTCATCCAAACGCTGAATGGTGCGACGGATAGCAGCATCAGTCAAAGCAGCTTGGTTGTCAGTGGTGTAGTCATAGGCAGTAGTACCGTCAGAACCGATGTAAGCACCAGCGTAACGAGCACCAGCACCACCGTTAACAGTACGACCCAACTGGATGATGTCAGAGTCAACTTGCTTGCCCAAAGCGTAACCAGCGTCTTCAGTGTAGAAAGAACGCAAACTAGTCAAAGCTTGAGTAGCAACGATGTCTTCGATCAAACGGCTGTATTCGTAGTGCTTGTTGATGTACACAGGGATATCGCTATCTGTGTTAGCAATCAAGGTCACTGCGTTAGCAGCAGTCTTGGCAGAGGCAGAACCACGGGTGGGGCTAGGAATGTGAACGGTGTCACCTTTCTTGCCACGGTGAGACATTTTCTTGATGAGGTTAGCTGCAACCAAGTTCTTCTTGTATGCGGCAACGATCTCATCAGACCAAATCTCTGGGATAAACGCATCAGCGTTAGAAGTTGTAACAGCATTGGTTGCTGCAAAAGTAGCGGCCATTTTTAAAGCTCCTAATAAATATTAAAATAAATTATTTAACACGACCTTCTTGATATGCTCTCATAATGTCGTCAGACAGAGCTTCATATCGAGCTGGGTCAGTCATACGTAGACGGATTAGATCAGCCCGTCGATAAACTTTCTTAGAGGATTCACCAGTACCGCCTACATCAACAGCTGCACTCTTCAAGGCACTCTGACGGGCAACCTCTCCGGCTGCTTTAGTCTCTTGTGCTTTTACAGACTTGATCTGTTTAAATGTAGACAACAACTCATTGGCACTGTCATAATCATATTCAGCATCTGCCTTAGCGTACAAGCCCATGCGAACGGGAGAAGATTTAACCCAGTTAACAAACTCTGGATCTTGTACTACTTGTGTGAAATCAGGGTGATCTGAGTTCAACTTCTGCTGAATCTGCATCTTCTTGAACTGCAACGCTGCTTCACGAGCAGCAATTACGTCAGGGTGAGATGACAGTTCTTTCTGAATTGCTTTCTTGGGATCTTCAAAGAAGTCAATTTCAGGCTCTTGTTGTTCAACATGCTGAGTCTTAGATGCGAGGCTCTGTTTCAGGAGTTCATCGGCTAACTTACGAACCTCACCAACCTCTTGAGCTTGCTTTCCAATAAGCTTTTCAGCCTCTTGGTGCATCTTAATGATGTCTTCTGCTGTCTTACCCTTATATTTCTCGGGGACTTCAAAAGAGGGTTGTTGGGGTTCAGGGGCTGTCTGTTGTTGATTTTGTTCAACAGCTTCCAGTTCACTACCTGTACCTAACTCTTCGTTATCATCTACTAACATATTGAATTTCCTTTCCTGCCGGTATAACGGTTCTAGGAGTATTTAAAAATAAAAACTACTTCTCGGCGTATAAATGCTTATGAGTTTTGTTTTCTCTCTTGCACGAGCTTTTCAGCCCGTTTACGCTCCCATGCGTCATAGGCACTTGGAAAAGAGCCTGTAATGCCTTCTAACTTCATCATAGGAGCAGAGACTAATCGTTTAGCTTCACAACCGCACACACTGCAAGGAAGGGTGTAAGTTGAGTCAGCATCAACGAAAGCCTCGGTTTTATGGGAATTGTCACAAAGGAAATCAAAGAATCGTCGAGCCATAGTTAAATGTCCCCCGATGCCTGAAGATCTTCGTAAGTCTTCTCATACGAGCCTTTCAGCCCTAAAAGCCAATTCAAGATGTCAAGCTGTCCTTTACGGAAATAAAGTTCTTGTGTGTCCGTGACAGTTGACAGATCGTTATAACTGGTTTTAACCTTTTGAATGTCCTCCATGAAGTCTTTCCACCCTAAGGTAGCCATCATAGAGAACGCTTCTTCATAAAATTTCGCTAGTTCTTTGTCCATAAGGAGAACCTATTAGTTACAATAATGCTACTCTAGCATAAAAGTAGCACTTTGTCAATACTTATTTTATAAATTTTTAACTATTTGATGCTTTTTTCATCATTTGGAGGGCAGCGATACGTTCATTTGACTGAATATCTGCTGCTTTAAGGTTAATTTCCTTCTCTTTCAGCACCCGATCAGCCAATTGGAGGCGTTTACCGAAGTCATCGCCACGGTCTAGGTTGTTAGAAGCAGCCTGAACCACCTTAACTCGCAGTTCCTCTGGCATCATCGCAGTCTCAACCTGAGTTTGTTGGGCATTTGCAGCTCTTTCAGCTGTCTGAGCCTGCAACAGAGCCAACTGAGCCTGTGCTGTCTGCATTGCAAGCATTTGTTGGGTCATCTGGAGCTGTTGTTGCTCGGGGTTAGGTTGTGCCATACGATCCAAACCAGCCAACATCTCATTCTTGTTGCTGAGTGAGCTATTCTGGACGATACCCTTCAAGATCACAGGCAAAACAGGGGTATCAGGGCCTAAAGTCTGCAACAGAGCGATAAACTGCTGTTGTTCGTACTCACGTGCCATGATGCCCAAGGTAGCTGTAGGCACGAAGTTCATGTCCACTGAGGGGTAACGCTCAGGATCGAACTGCATGTAACGGAAAGCAGCCTTCTTGATGAATGGGATCAGGAAGTCCTCTTGGAAGTTGGTCAGGGTACGCTTGTACTTCTTGATAATAGAAGCCATAGCTGCCGACATACCAGCCCCACCAGCGTCACGAGCAACCTGAGACACCATACCCTGAGAGTCCAAGGTTCCAGTAGCCTGCAACAGCATACGCTCGAAGGCTTGAGCAGTGGTCATGTTGTTACCGTCTGTCTGACCGAACTTGAACGGCTGGAGGATCTCGTTGGGATTACCATTGGTCAGGATTGCCTTACCGGGGCGAACCTCGAACTTAGCACCACGGGGCAGACGAGTAGCGTCAATACCGATCATAGGGGCTGTGGTCAAGGCCAGAGAGTCCAAATGGCTACGCATCTGAGCGTCAATAGCCTTTTGCATGTTGTAGGCCTTCTCGACTGTGCCACGGCCTAGGATACGGTTAGGAACTGTATCGTCTTGGTACAGGACAACAGGACGATCCTTCATCATGTAAGGATTCTCTTCAGCCTTGAGGAGAGTAGAGTCGTTGACAATCACGACAATAGCTTCCACCATGTCTGTGTACTCATCAGCGTCACTCTCTTCAGGGAACAAGTCCATCATCTCTTCTTTGTCACCCATCTCCATGAGGTATTCACGGGGGACTAGACCGTAGTAGGTCAAGAGCTTAACTTTGTCAGTCTGGTACTGGGTGTCTTCCTGAGTAACTTCCAAGTCCTCAGTGTCGTACATAGGGCCAACATTGACTTTACGGTAGATACCGTCTTCGATACCCTTGACAACCTTGTGTAAGCCAACGTACTTCTCAATAGCTACACCCAAGCAGTCATCCACCGATGTACCGTTAGGGTCAAACAGGAAGTTCTTAGGGTTGACAGGCATGATCTTGACTGCTGTACGGTCACGCTCTTGTACGCCAATGGCTGCTTGACCAATAACACCGGGGATAGGCTGGGTAGCAGGAACGTACTCTTTCTCAGTCTTGACGATGATCTCACCAATGCCAGTACCGTAGATCTCAGCCATCAACTCAATCTGGTCGATAGCCTTACGGATCTTGTCTTTCTTGAAGTCATCCATCAACTGAGCTTTGATCTGGTTGACATCCAACTCAGTACCATTTACATCGGTTACGTCATCCTCAATGTCGAAGAAGTCTCCGTTACCGAAGATAGCTTCCATGATCTCAGCGTGACGAGTCTCCACTGCTTGCTGGGTGGCAGGAGAGATAATGCGTGAACGCTCAGAATCACGAGTCTTGTCCTCAGAAGCCCAGATACCACGGAAGATACGCTCGTATTCGTCCCACAGCTCAAGGTAGTTTGTGTCTCTCCAATCACGCCAGTTGTCGCACTGACCAACAACAAAAGAGACTAGATCTTTGTCAGCCTCTGTTGGTTCCTCGAACTCTGGTGCGCCGTTTTCGTTCTCTTTATAATTTTCCATGTAGTTCCTTGTTATCCTCATCACCACTTAACCTTGTCAGCCCAGTAAGCAGCTGACATACGGCCTTTGTCGATGTTCTTAGCGTGTCTAGCCTTGAAGGACTTGTTACGTGCTGTACCTTCAGGAGAGCCTGTCACGCCTTGCTGACCGAACCTGATAAGCTTTACTTCGTCACCTTCACGAGCCAAGACAGCATGACTCTTAGTTGGGTGTTTAGGTGTACGTTTAGGCTTGTTGTAGCCTTCAAACTCTTCAGTGCCTCTTTTTACTGTCATAGTCAATATCCACTTATAGGGTCAAGTACTTCGTAATCGTCTTCATAGTAATCTGTATTATAACTGGTTACAGCGAGCTGGTCAATGTAAGACAAACTATCTATTAAGTCATCGTGAACGCCAGCTGTAGGGAACATCAGGAATTGATCAATGAACTCCTTCCAGTCACTCTTATCAAGCTTATCGTTCAGGGTAATCCTGCCGTGTTCAAACCTACCTTGTAAAGACCAAACAACCCTGTCAGTCTTCTTCTTGTTCCCGTGTGTCAGGTCTGTCACATGACAGTACACATTGTTCTTCCTCATCAAGTCATTGAGGTAAGGCTGAACTGCGTTCTTCAAAGCTCCTCGTTCAATTCCAACAGCAATGGGCTGATGGTCACGCACAGCCATAAGAATCCTACTAGCAGTTTCACGAATGTCCCAACGTCCATGAATGATGTCCTTGATCCACCAGTTACCGTTGTCCTCTACCTTAACGATTGAGATGGCACTTTCGTCTAGTCTTTTCTTGGCAGCACCTGCATTTTTAGCTACATCCTCAAAACCAGCCAAGTCAATCGCTATCACATACGACCCGTAAGCAGGCTCAGGAGCAAATTTAATCCAGTCCTCCTTGAACACCTCCTGCCCTGCATTGTCAAAACTGGCTAGAAATTCAGCCTTAAACGCAAAAGAACTTAATGTCCTCTGGGCTGATTCAATTTCTTTTGGGTCAATCGTGGGGTTATCAAAAGTAGTCTTATGCCACGCTCCCCAATCAGGATCCCCACTTTCTAACGCATACTGGTAAAGATCATATAACCAGTTACGGCCTGAAGGTGAGCTAATAAACCAAGCCTCGCCTTTTAAGTCGGACAAAGCTGGACGAATACTTTCTGCCCAAATCTTGTTATCTTTAATAAAAGCAGCTTCGTCAATAACGGCAAAGAACAGCTTTAAGCCCCGTAGGGTGTCAGGATTCTCAGCGGATCTTAGGTGAATCTTAACATTATTCACCAAAGTTATGTCCATTGAGTTTATGTGGGATGACTTAATCACCTCACGGCCTTGCTCAAGAATAGCGTCCCAAGCGATCTGACGGGTCTGAGCCTGTGTAGGGCCAACATACAAAACGGCTGATCCCGGAGGGGCTTCTAAACCAGCCGCAATAATTTTCTTAATAGAAAGATTGGATTTACCTGTCCGTCGCCCAGCAACAATAACTTTGAACCGTTGCTTTGCCTGCCAAACTTCAATTTGCCAAGGGAGCAAAGACCAATTAAGATTCGCCATCTTGGTCTTCCTCAGTATACTCTTTTATTTCAATATCCGTGATGTCCTCAACGGTTTCAACTGTCGGAGCTCCCAAAGAACTAATGTTAATACTGATCTGTGGGGTTCCTCCTGCTGACTTAGTAGCTTCAAAGGCAGACACAGGCACAATACGATCTACAATCAACTTCCACGCAGCAGCTTGGTTCTTGTGGTCATCGTTAAGGGCTGCATCGTAGATAGCCTCTAGGACTTTAGCTGACTTAGGACTGTTTAACATCCTAGCCTTGTATTCATTGATAATAGCTGTATCCCCTTTGGGACGACCTAAGACACCCTTGTTCTTAGTCTTCTTGGCTACAATCTCACCCTTCTTGGGTCTACCTGCCTTACGCTTAACTTCTGGCTCACGCTCACGCTCATTAAGGATAGACTTGGCTTCCTTGACTAAGGCTTCTTCGCTTGGATGATAATCTACTGTTTCTACTGCTTTTGGTTCCATCTTTGTCCTTATAGGAGATGTTTTCTTGTTGTTAATTAATTGTGGTAGGCCCACTCCTTGTTTCCAGCAAGCCTCGTCTTACCATCACATGCTTTCAGGATACTGGCTCCCCAGATACCCGTACGTCTTTCTGCTTCCCTTGCTGAGTGAAAGACCTGCCCTGTAGTAAGACAAACAACAGGGGTATTCTTATTCTTAGACCAAACATCAAACCTAACTTCTTTAAGAGTTTTATTTTTCATCAAGGTTCTCTACTTTAAAGTATGTTTAACGTCAATTTACTTAGGTTTAAGGTATCTTTAATAGTAGTATTACTTTAATAGTGTATTTTCTTATAAAGTATTATTACTTATAAAGTGTATTAACTTCTTCGGCCTCCTGTGACCTTATTAGTACTTTAGTTAACTACTTAGATTCATCCCTAGTGATCTTCATAGAATATTATAACTATCCACACTCTATCAGACTTTTAGTCATTTGTCAAGCTTTTTCTTCAATTATTTTCAATTATTTTACATTTCATTGGTCTAGACACCCATCCTACCCCTACTTCATAGCCCCTTGTGGGCACTTTAGAGACTCTCACAAGGCCCTATGTCAGCCCCTCGTGGACGGATTCCTTTGGTCTTTACTACTGGATTCCCGTAGTTAACCACCACTATTTCCCACAGCCTAACCTGTCCCCAATTTATCTGTAGCTAACTTCGTTGATTTTACTTCATTTTTTACTATCTGTAGTCATCTTTTTAATTACACTCTTTTGTGTACTTTAGAGGCTCCAGCAAAAGTAACACCAAAGTCCCTACCCCTCCCCCCTATGATGTTCCACGTGAAACAAGTTACTGACCAGTCAGTCATTAAAGTTATCCACAGCTTATCCACAGAGGCCAATATAGTTATAAAACATAACTAAGTTATCCACAGGAACTATAGTGCATGTCATTGTAGGTGCTATTTAGCACTACCATGTGCACTATAATGCATGTCAGATATTAGGGTAAACACCTAGTCCAGAAGTTATCCACAGCTTGACTGTATAACCTGTTGATAAGTGCTGAGTTATCCACAGACTAACCAACTTGGTGCATGAAAGTACACCAAAACAGTGCATCATGCACTAAAATGAACCACTTTGGTGCATCAATAATGTATACAAAAGGTTACAGTTAGTGTGACTTACTGGTGAATAGTTTACATTGTATTTGTAATTGTAATACTTGAGTATTAATAAATCAAGGCTGGCATGGTACGTGCAATATATCATACGTCAACCGACAAACAACTCACCTAGTACGGGGGAAACAATGCAAGACTTATCTGTAAACATGAACGTTGCCAAAGCTCGCACAATGCTTGGTATGGTATCCGGCGATACTTACGTTGACCGCAACATTCTCTTAGAGGATGACGGGTTCTGTACAATGCTCACACAGTGCGCACACAATGACACAATAGAATCTGGTGTCGCAAAACTCACCCAATACGTCAACAACAATTTCTGAACACAAGAGGGCTAATATCATGCAAAATCGAATCATTAAGGCACATCGTGCCGTAGACTTTACAATTTACGCTTTGGGCTTTGTCGCCCTTATCATTGTGTGGCTTACGGCGTAAGGGGATAAAACCATGTCACAATTCAAAACCGCTAGTCCATATACAGAGCATTGTTTTAACCCTCATGGCCTAAAAAACTATGATGCGGTCTTAGAGTGTGAAATGCGTGAAAACGGCTTTGCCTCTTATGATTTGACTGTGTTGGACTTCAACACACACTATCAAGTTGCTCACGGTTCTCACATTGAGCCGTTTATCTTTAAGACCACAAAAGAGGCTAAACAATGGCTTTTAGACTGGTATGAACTAAACAAACAAAAAGCCGCATAAGCGCTAGAATAACACCTATAAAGCCTCTACAATGGGGCTTTATGGGGGCTATTTTGCCCAGTCTTTATTAACTAACCCAGTGAGGGATAAACCATGTCTCAAGATATCAAAATCAACGTTCAATCTGTAGTCAAACTGTTATCGGAGGGCTTTACCGATGATGACTTGAACTGTGACGATGAGCCTATGACGGCCTTCGACTATCTTCAGGACGCCTTAGATATTGAATATATTGTCGCATCAGACCGTAAAACCTACTTAGGCGCTCGCATACTAGTGGCCTTCGGTGGGCCAAATATCTGGATTAACACACGCACAAAGACTGTAGAGGGCCACTGGTGGGGTGATAGTTACACCGAAGCGTACACCGATACTATCGGCCTTGACGAAGCCCTTGAAGAACTGTTTAACTGTTAATTTTGGAGGTTTGAATTATGAAAAAACTTTACATTGCCCATGGGTACAACTCATTTACAAATAAGTCACTTATTAAGGCGTTCACCACGGAAACCGAAGCCAATAAGTTTTTAGAGGGTTTGACAGACCCTAAAATTCAAGTGATGGGCTATAAGTCCACCGCTGACCTAGTCAATAGTCTATTGAACAAAGGGGCTTAATTATGTTTACTATCGCTTATAAGGGCTGGTGGATTACCTGCTACATTGACAAACCAGAATGTAGCGTTATCCTGCCGAAAGGCGGGCATTGGTGTAATGCTAAATCATTACTTTCAGCTAAACGAATCATTAGCAGGGATTCTCAATGGGTAAAGGATAAAACAAAATGACAAAATGGCCTAAAACCTCATTCACTTATCTATATTTAGGTAAAAATGTTAAAGCAAATATTGACCCTAATTTTTTAGTTTATCCTTATGTGCAAGAAATTTTTGTTGACAATGTAAACATTACATTTTTTTGTGCTGCATCTGTTTTTAGAGATTTAGAGGAAAGAATAGCGAAAGAATTGGAGCATCAATCATGAAGTCTAAACTTGAATTTCACGAACTAGAACGCATGGCATGGAGGGATAACAACCCTTTGCATCCTGAACTAGTCTCTACACGTAATGAATTACTGCAAGTGCTTAGAATTGCACAATCTGTGGCTTCACGCTATGACGGTGTAGTCAATAACGCCTTTGACAGAGACGATTATGCCTCTACTGCACTATGGGCAACATTCATTAATCATATTGATAGTCTTGAAAGAGACTTGGGAGAGGACTAAATGACAATGATTCTCATTTACTATACCATTGACTTAATTGTGGAGTATGACCTATGGTGATAAAGTGTCCTAAATGCAACTCTCACGATGTAGACCCTGCCACAGTAGGTTTACCGGGGGCTATGGTGTGCCTAGACTGTGGCTATCTTTTCCCTGACATTATGGGGATGATGTCGTGGCCTTTTCCAACATCATTGGTTAAAAAACCATTGAACGATAACCCTGTGAAGGTTGACTATGTAAACAATGCTCAGGAAGCCCCTTTTTAGCCCCATGAAGGCCTGTTTCAACATTGACTAATGGCTAGGTAGCCTAGAGGAGTAAAAATGCCTTTAAAAATAGTTGTTACAGGTATTGACATTTTGTGTAGCATATGCTATAGTGGCTTGTTACAACAAAAGGAGTAAACATGCGTAACGAATTTGATAGATTTATTGAAAAAGTACAGAAAACTGATACTTGTTGGCTATGGCAAGCAGGCAAATATCGTGGGGGTTACGGTCATTTTAGGCGTTTAGTTGATGGGAAGTGGAAAATGGCTAAGTCTCATCGCTACAGTTACGAGTATTTCAAAGGAAGTATTCCATCAGGGTGTGTTATCTGTCACACATGCGACAATCCATCTTGTGTGAACCCTGAACATCTGTTTGCCGGAACACACAAAGAAAACTCGGACGATGCTACAAGGAAGGGAAGAAACAGATTCGGACGCAATCCTAAACATCGTCACTTAAGCAAAGAAATTGCAGATTTGATTAGGAAAGACCACAAAGAAGGTTTATCTTATGCTGAACTGCAAACGAAATACCAACAAAGCAAACAACAAATTTGTAGAGTTGTTTTAAACCAGATTTGGAAATGAAAGGCAGGGACGGAAAATTCATTGTATCGCTTGTGATAGGTTGTTGTCAGAATTTGAGGCAACAAGGAAAAACGCTATTACCGGAGACTACATCGACCTTTGTCGGGTATGCTTTGAGGATGTTAAGGGTTTATTTCCAGTGTTGGAGAGGAAAGACCTACTAACTCAGTCGGATTTAGACTTGGAAGGTGACGAAGATGTGCTAGACTCTAGGGAAACGGACACAGGGGATTGTAGAGACTATATAGACTATATAGTATCTAATGATACCTATGGAGATAGTGATACTTATAAGTAAAATACACTTTATAAGTAAATACACTATTAAAGATACCTTAAACATCTTATGTCATTAAAGAACTTTAAAGTAGAGGAACACACAAATGAAAATTGAAATTGATTACGAAACTGCCAATAATGTATTTTGTTCTGTCTTGAAGGAACAATATGATGGGTTGTCTCCCTACATTGGCAGGGTTCCCATGTTTTCAGGGGACAAAGAGGAAAACAAAAGGGAGTGTAAGCGTTACAGGGATGCCTTTAAGTTGGTAGCTGAATACAATGGTATTACTTTGAAAGGATTAAAGTATGAACGAACCAAAGAATAACTATGAATTTGAAGATCATTACATTGATGAATGGTGTTTCAAAGAGGAAGCCCACTACCACCACACAATTCAAGATGTAGCTGAGTTAATTTCTGTCTATGGATGGGAACAAGTGCTCAAGGACATCATTCATGCGGAGATCAAAGAATGAGCAGGAACGGAGGGGGTGTATGATCATGTCATTGTGTATTTTCGTATTAACTTTGTTGAAAGTGAGTCTCAAGTAATGAAACTATACGAATTGAACAAAGGGGATAACTTCAAGCTCTTAGAGGATGCAGCTATTCCTCCAGCAGCCCCTGAAGGGGATAAAAACAGCGTGTATACGTACAAGAAAGTCGATGGGATGTACGCCAACGTCCTAGATTCAGAGGGTACAGTACACTACTTTGCAGCGTGGACTGAGGTTGAGACAGTAGCATGAAAATTAAGACAGTCTTAGCACCGGGGGCACCTTGGTATCCCAAGGAAAAGAAGAAGAAGAACCCACACAAGTACAGGACTAAGCCGGGGAAATCAGACCCTGCACAGACAACAGACAACTTTTACAAGTGGTTGAAGAAGCAACAGGCCAAAGACAGAAAACTTATGAGGGAAAGACAGCAATGCGAGTCAATGTAATTTATGACCTAACAAATCCTACTGATGCTCACGCATATAAATGCTCACAGAGGGCCGTAGAAGCCTTCTATATGCTCGAATCGTTGCAGGATAGTATCGACCTATACATGGGCAAGAAAACAACGCCTGAGGCCTGTTTAGTTGATCTGTACGATACACTCTTGCGATGGAAGAAATCTAACCATGTCAGCTAAATTTTGGAGAAAGAGGCAAATTATGAGCAAGTCAAGTGATGGCGGTAAAGGTTCAAGCCCTCGCCCTTTTAGCGTATCTCAAGAGGAATACGATAAGCGTTGGGACGCAATATTCGGTAGAGACGTTGAAGAAGAAGACCCGCAGGAAGAACACGATGAGGATAGCTTGCAATGTCCTGCCTGTGGTGGTGTAGACACAATGTATCGTAGACCTCATTGGACATATAACCTGTGTGATCAATGCGGATACACTCAAAAGCTGGAAGTTGACGTATGATGACACAAGGTGAAATTCTACTTATGGCAAGACAGGTGGGTTATACTCCGTTTGAAGCCCTCAAATGGGAACAAGCATTAACAGACTTTGCCAAACTGGTAGCTGAAGCCGAAAGAGAGGCGTGTGCAAAGATTTGTGATGAACTGTCTAAAAAACATTCATGGGAAGGCTGTTATGCAAACGAATGTGCTGAAGCAATCCGATCACGAGGGGCTACATAATGAGTGCAGTTAAGATAGCTTCAAAGTTCCTAAAACACATACCATGTGAAGCCTGTGGCTCCTCAGACGGCAACAGTCTCTACGATGACGGGCATACGTACTGCCATGTGTGTCAAACCTATCAAAACGTAGGTAGTTATGAACAAGTACCGTACAAATCGAAAGTTAAACCTATGATTAGCAACAAAAGTGGTGAAATTAAGGCTATCCCAGATCGAGGGATTACACAGCAGACCTGTGAGGCCTATGGTGTACGACAAGGTGAAGGTAAACACTACTACCCTTATTTTGACAAAGATGGTAAGGAAGTAGCTGCTAAGGTACGTCATGTTGAACTGAAGAACTTTAACGTGGAGGGTAGCTGGTCACAGGCGGCCTTATTCGGTCAACAACTCTTCCAGAAAGGTGGGAAGTACATCACCCTCTGTGAAGGGGAACTAGACGCTCTAGCAGCCTATCAGATGACAGGATCTAAGTGGCCTGTTGTGTCTATCCGTAACGGTGCTTCAGCAGCCTTGAAGGACTGCAAGGCCAACTACGAATACCTTGATAGCTTTGATGCTATTGTGATCTGTTTTGATGCAGATGAGGCAGGGGTTAAAGCAGCCAATGAAGTAGCAGAACTCTTTGGCAGTAAGAGTAAGATTGTTAAACACTTGAAGGATTTTAAAGATGCTTGCGACTATCTCAGTAACGGACGAACAGCTGAATTTGTTAATCAATGGTGGAGAGCTGAAACTTTCGTGCCCGATGGAATTGTGGCAGCGTCTTCCCTATGGACAGCAGTCAACACTCCGGAACCAGCAGCTGAGGCTTTCTATCCATTCAAAGGACTCAACGACCTCCTATACGGCCTCAGAAAAGCAGAACTTATTACAGTCACTGCGGGAAGTGGATTGGGAAAGTCTCAATTCCTCAGAGAAATCCTTTTCAACATTCTTAAAACAACAGATTGGAACATCGGAGGAATGTTTCTGGAGGAGTCGGTACGAAAGACTGCTAGAAGTATTATGTCTCTCCATGCAAATAAAAAGTTGCACCTGCCCGACACACCAGTGTCAGAACAAGAACTGAAGGAGGCTTTCAATGCTACTCTTGGTACTGACCGTATCTTTTTGTTTGATCATTTCGGCTCCCTTGCTCTTGACAACGTGCTTAATCGTATTCGATACATGGCCAAGGCTTGCGATTGTCGTGTTATCTTTCTTGACCATATTAGCTTGCTTGTCAGTGGTATGGATGGGAATGACGATAGGAAAGCTATTGATGTATTGATGACTAAGTTACGTACTTTGGTGCAGGAACTTGAGATTACCCTTATCTGTGTTTCACACCTGAAACGACCTAACACCGACAAAGGCCATGAAGATGGTCAGGCAGTATCTCTGTCTCAGCTACGTGGCTCAGGCGCTATCGCTCAGTTGTCAGATGCAGTGATTACCTTGGAACGTAACTCTATGAGTCCTGATGCTAATATACGACATACTACTAAAGTAGCAGTTGCTAAGAACAGGTACAATGGTCTTACTGGCCCTGCTTGCTCGTTGAAGTATGACTTGGATACTGGTAGAATGTACGAAGTGACTATGGAGGAACTATGACAGAGATGCTCATTGTAGGTAGCACAGGCATTGGTTACGCTGTAGTTGGTGTACTCCAAGGGCTTAAAGGGGAATACAGTAACATGGCTATCTGGCTAGGTTACTCTATTGCACAGGTTGGTTTGTTTCTTAACCTTAAGTAACGAAGTTACGTGAAAGTAGGAATACTATGATCAATGAACACGACATCAAAGATATGTGGGACGAAGAGACTCAGAAAGCATATCTCAAATGGGCTAAGGACTACGGAGTACCTTACGATCCTTGGTTTGGTCAACCAGCTGTATCTGCTGCGTGGATAGCTGCTATCAAGTGGTATAAGTCTAAGCAACGCATTACAGATCAGGACTTCAAGGATGACAAGTATGCTTGACAACTACGAACGCTTAGTTGGTAGACTCATGGACTTAGAGACTAAATTCTATGAACTACAAGACAAGTATCAAAACCTGATAGACTCTTACGAAAAGCTGAAAGAAACACATGAGAATTGCTCTCGACATAGAGACGAACTTGGCACACGATACGATCCATTTGTGCGTAACTCAGGACATTGACACAGGGGAAGTAAGAGTATGGAAAGCTCCAAACGGCCTATGGGACTACTTAAAGGACGCTACGTTGATAGTAGCCCATCACGGGATCAACTTCGATTTTCCTCTGTTGAACAAGCTCTGGGGGACGAAGATTGGCTTGAAGCAGGGCTACGATACTCTCGTAGTGTCAAGGCTCCTAGAACCGACGAGGGAGAAAGGACACTCTCTAGAGGCATGGGGAAACGAATTAGGAAAGGAAAAGATTGATTATGGAAAAGTATGGTCTTGGATGGTTGGTAGACCTGAAGAATACTCTGGTGAAGCTTTTGATAAACCTATCCCTAATTTGCTTGAGCATTACTGCGTACGTGATGTTGCTGTTCTACGGGATCTTTTTGTGCGTCTTTGTAGTGATCTCGAATCTAAAGGATTTTCTCAAGAGTCTGTTACCCTCGAACACCAAGTAGCAAGCATCATAGCTAAACAGGAACGCAATGGATTCAAACTTGACACAATCTACGCAACTTGCTTACTTGCTGACCTCAAAGGAAAGATGGCAGGAATCTATGAGCAGATGCAGGAGCAGTGGCCTCCCGTCACCAAGGAACGATATTCCGAGAAGACAGGAAAAAGACTCAAGGATGAGACAATTACCTTTAATCCAGCAAGCAGACAGCAGATCGGGGAAAAGCTAATTGAGCTAGGCTGGAAGCCTAAGAAGTTCACACCTACTGGTCAGCCCATCGTAGACGAAGCAGTGCTTGTAGCCTTAGACTTCCCTGAAGCAAAGATCATCGCTGAATACTTGATGCTACAGAAACGAGTAGCTCAGGTTGAGTCTTGGATGGATGCTGTAGGTAAGGACGGTAGAGTACACGGTAGAGTCATCACTAACGGTGCTGTAACAGGCAGGGCTACGCACTCTAAACCAAACATGGCACAAATACCAAACTCAGGTAGTCCGTATGGTAAGGAGTGTAGACAATGCTGGACTGTGGAAGAAGGAATGGTTCAGGTTGGTGTTGATTTGTCGGGTATTGAACTTCGGTGCTTTGCCCATTACTTAAACGATGAAGATTACATAAAGGAAGTAGTTTATGGTGATGTCCATACAAGAAACCAGCAAGCGTTTGGTGTTGATTCACGAAATGATGCAAAAACAATACTTTATGCCAGTCTCTATGGGGCATCGCCTGCCAAGATCGGGTCAATTATTGGTGCTTCAGAAGCGAAAGGGCGTGCCATTATTGCTCGCTTTCAAAAATCAATCCCTGCTTACGCCGTTCTTCAAAACAAGGTTGCTAAGTACGCTGAAAAAGGGTGGTTACCGGGTCTTGATGGGCGTAAACTGTCAGTCAGATCGGAACACAGTGCGCTCAATACTCTTCTACAATCGGCTGGAGCCATTATCTCTAAACAATGGCTTGTCTGTTTTTCTAAGAAACTCGACAGGGCCAAGATTCCGTACAAGCTCCTTGCATGGGTACACGACGAAGTACAATTTGAAACAGAAGCGGGTTACGCAGAAGAACTTGGAAAAATTGTGGTAGAATCAGCAAAAGAAGCAGGGGAGATCTTGAAGTTTAGATGTCCTGTGGGTGCAGAATATAAAATAGGGGCTAATTGGTATGACTGTCACTAAGTATCCTAATGGGTATTTCAAAGATAAAGAGTGTAAAACTTGTAAAGAAGTGTTCACTCCTACAAACCCTTGCAATGTATATTGCTCTCCTAAATGCAAAGGAAAGAACGCCTACTACCGACGAACATATGGTATTGACGATTCTGTCTTAGAAGCAATGAAGAAGGAACAAGACAACAAGTGTTATTTGTGCGGATCTGAAGGGTTTCTTATTGGTAAAAACAACCACAATGAAAAACTTGCAGTGGATCACGATCACAAGACAGGTAAAGTTAGGAAACTTCTTTGCCACAACTGTAACCGAGCACTTGGCCTATTCCAAGATAATCCAGAATTAATAAGAAAGGCCGCTGAATATGTCGAGACTCACTAACAAGAAGGATGATGCAATAAAACAACAGATCTTGTTAAATATTGGGGAAGATTCGTTTATCATCCACCATACTGATACAATGGATCTACTAGATGTATACTTAGTGCTGATCGCAGCCATAGAGTACATTGAGGAAGAAGCAACCGGACTAGCTAAACATGAAGGGAAATATTTGCAATGATTAAACTGGATCTTGAACCAAATGAAGTACAATTCTTGTTACAAGTACTAGGGGAGCTGCCAACTAAGACAGGCGCTTTCGTACTCGTACAGAAAATCGAAGGCCAATTACAGGCCGCTAATAACCAACCTAATGAAGGAAATTGAAATGAGTGATTTGAAACCAGCAAAAATCAACGGTGAGTTGTTCTGGACTAAGTGGATGAATAACCTGAACACTAAGTTCAACGAGGCTAACGACAAGTACGAATGTACCATCGGTAACATCTCAGACAACGATGCAGCTAAGTTGACTGCTTTGGGTATCAAGGTCAAGAATAAAGACTCTATGGGCAACTACATTGTCTGTAAGTCTAAGTATGCCTTCAAGCCTATCGGTGAAGACATGAAAGAGATTGCAGTTGAGGACTTGGGTAACGGTTCTAAGGTTGTTGCTGTTGTTAGCTCATACGAACATAAGATGAGCAAGATGCACGGTAAAGCACCATCGCTGAAGAACTTCATGGTCACGCAAGTGGTCACTTATGTCCCAGATACTGAGGAATCTCTGTAATGCAAGCTGAACAACGACAACTTACTTTTGGCGAAAAAGCCTGTGGTGTTTCTTTTAACCCCAGTAATGACGATGCTGTGTCTATCATCAAAGAGCAGTTTGCACAAGTTGTAGATACTTTAAATAACTACCGTAGTTCTACTGACAACACAGAAGAAAAACGGATGTTATCTATTGCTATCACAGAAGCGCAGACAGCACAGATGTGGGCAGTTAAAGCTGTTACATGGAAATACTGACAAAACCCTCTGTGGCCTTAATCGACGCTGACATCATTTGTTATCGTGTTGGTTTTGCCTCAGAGGATGTCGATGAAGCTCTTTGTCTTGCTCGTGTAACTGAACTATTGCATGACATTGTTTACTTTGATCTCAAGTGTGATGACTACAAAGCGTACATCACCGGCAAAGGAAACTTTAGATACGATATTGCAGTTACTGAGCCTTACAAAGGGAATCGTAAGGATGCTAAGAGGCCAGTGCATTACGAAGCTATCAGATCCCATCTCCAACGCCTTGGTGCAGAACTGGTTGAAGGACAAGAAGCTGATGATGCAGTGGCTATTGAAGCAAGTACCAATGGGGGCTGGATTGTCTCCATCGACAAAGACCTAGATCAAGTTGAAGGTTGGCATTACAACTTCGTAAAGAAGGAAGAGTACTATGTCACTGAGTTTGAAGGACTCAAGAACTTTTACTCTCAGATCCTCACAGGGGATCGTATTGACAACATCATTGGCTTGAAAGGCATAGGGCCAGTTAAGGCTGCAAAGATCTTAGCTGATTGTAAGACTGAACGGGAGATGTACGATGCTTGTGTTAAAGCTTATGACGGTAATGTTGAACGTGTTACAGAGAACGGATCTCTCTTATGGTTAAGAAGAACACCAAATCAGACTTGGTATCCTCCGTGCCCAGTTACTTTGAACTCGGGGGATTCGAGTGGCGAGTCATCGGATCAGACGACCTCACAGAGCTAGGTAAGTGTGATTGTCACAATCAGACCATTACAATCCGTAACGGGATGAGTGAACAGACTACACTACAGACCTTCTACCATGAGTTAGTTCATGCTATTCTGTTCACAATGGGCCACATGAACCACGATGAGCAATACACTGATGCCTTCGGTGTCTTTCTCCACCAATTTCACAAGACAGGTAAATGGTGATCTTATGAAAATGTATCTTACACGAGATGAGTGGTATCCTGTATATGGTCTTTCTGAGGAAGATAGACCTTATTTGCGTCAATTAGTCGTAGATGTCTCTCCAGAGCTTCTTAAAGAATGGATGGAAGCTGAGAAGATTTTTGATGCAGTTCAGGAAAAACTTTCTAAACTTAAAGCAACAGTAGTGCCACCTACAGAAAAAATATGGTAACAAGAAAAACAATGACTAAACGGGCAGTGGCCCTAAAGCATGGATTCAGATCAGGGTTAGAGGAAGAGACTTCAAAGTTCCTATCCGCTAACGGTGCTACGTTCACGTATGAGAAGATGAAGATTCGATACCTTCAACCTGCTACTGAACGAGAGTACACCCCTGACTTTGTGCTTGACAATGGTATCATCATTGAAACAAAAGGAAGGTTCTTAATTGCAGATCGTAAGAAGCACATTCTCATCAAGAGACAACACCCTCACTTAGACATCCGCTTTGTGTTCTCTAACAGCAAGCAGAAGATAAGTAAGGCAAGTAGGACAACCTACGCTCAGTGGTGTGAAAAGAATGGGTTTCAGTACGCTGACAAAGAAGTACCTATTCATTGGATTAAAGAACGTAGAAAGCGAGTATCAGATGGAAGTAAAATTGATTCGTGAGAACCCTGACGGTAGTGCAGACTTCAGCTTTGACCTGTCTGACCAAGAAAAGGAAGCCCTCCTTTGTCTAGGCATCTTGACAGGCATCAAACGTGGTATCGAAGAGGGTAAACTGTACGTGGCAGAACGGGAACAAGCTGATGGCAACGAAGATAGTAGTACACTACAAGCCCCCTCCGTTCAAGCCTGATTGGATGGATGGTTGTCTTAAACTGTATGTGGTAGATCATCCTAGACTTGGGTGTAGGTTGATTACAACAACGAAGGTGGTAAAGGAATATCCTAACGGTATATTTGAGACACAATATGCTGTGTATCACCCGATTGATGGAGACTTCAATGACACATGAGCCTTTGGAAGACTACTTCCACCAGATTAACAAGGAGAAACAAGACATGACAGTATGGAAACAAGATGAAGAAGCTTTGACAACAATCTACTTTTCAATCCGTAGTCCAGCATTTGAGCAGTACCCTGCAAATGAGCACACTGCAAGTATTGAGTGGAAAGACGGTGCTACATGGCATGAGGTTGTGTGGGAACTCTTGAAGGTAATCGAGGCTCAGTACGGCTATGCTCTCAAAGAGAAGGTGTTCTTTAACGTACACAAGCTGATTATCGAAGCTGAAGAGGAAAGCGGAGATCGTGCCTTGGCAGCTCAGATGTTCACCAAGGACTTGAGCTAACATGAGGATCTTAGTAGTGCCAGATACTCAGGTCAAGGAAGGTATCCCTATGGATCACCTCACTTGGGCTGGTAAAGCTATCTGTGAGTACAAGCCTGATGTAGTTGTTCACTTGGGCGACCATGCAGACATGCCTAGCCTATCTAGCCACGATGTCAAGGGTAGTAAGTACTTTGAAGGTCTTCGCTACCAGAAAGACATTGATGCAGCTAAGTTGGGTATGTCTATGCTCCTGAAGCCTCTTCGTGACCTCCAGAAGAAGCAAAAGGAAGACAAACACAAGGTATACAAGCCTCGTATGGTATTGACCTTAGGGAACCACGAGAACCGTATCGACAGGGCTGTAAACAACAATCCTATGCTTGAAGGCTTAATATCTATTGAGGACTTGGAATATGACAAAGATTGGGAAGTACACTCTTTTCTGCATCCAGTATTTATCAATGGTGTTGGCTTCAACCATTATTGGCCTGTTGGAGCTATGGGCCGTCCTGCTGCTTCACCTGCCGCTATTATTAGCAAGCTTCATATGTCTTGTGTCGCCGGCCATCAACAAGGTAAACAAGTAGCTTATGGTAAACGTGCTGACGGGAAGCCTATCACTGCTATCGTTGTCGGTAGTTATTACCTTCACGATGAGTCTTACATGGATCAACTTTCCAATAGACACTGGCGGGGTTTGCTGGTAATGAACGAAGTCAACGATGGACACTTTGACGAGATGTTCCTGTCAATTGAATATTTGGAGAGGAAATATGGACAAACCACTGAAGTTATCAGTTGAGGAGTATATGAGTACTTTAGGATTACCTGAGAAAGGCTTAAACGGTACAACCGCTGAGGACTTGTACAATGTAATAAGTAAACCAAAGCATTACATGCTGTTCGAGGAGGAAGGCATTGAAGTTCGTGACGTCATTGCTAAATTAGTACAAAAGCTGTACAAGCACTCAGGGGCCATGTTTGAAGACAAAGACAACC